TGATGCTTTCATGTTCTCAATATTTTTACCAACATATGATGTATGAAATACCACACCAAGTTGTGCGGCTTGCATCATCTTAGCCAGTTTAGTATTTGCTGGTACTGCATACACAATTGTATTCGGTTGAAATATTAAATACTCTTCACCATCAATCGTTTCGTGTTTTAAATCATCTTTGGTGAACATCATATCACCTTGCAGAATACCCTTGATACCTAACTTTGGTAAGTATGCAAGTGCAATCTTCAGTTTATCATTCAGTCCTTCTGATGGATGATTCTCATCAATGTCTGCGTCAGTATAGTTTAGTTTGGCATTCTTGTTGAACACAGATTTTGTACCAACAAAGAACTTACCGTTTTCTGGATTAATGCCACAAAATATTGCAGGTGCACCATCCCATTTTGTTGTCACGTTTACTTTAACATCGGAATGACCTGCTAACATATTGCGAAGTGAACGCAGAAAGTTGATTGCTTCTCTTGCACCAGACACACCATTGTTCAATACATTATCTTCAAGATGTTCTAGGTGAACGTTCTTACCTTCTTTTTTTGCTTCGGTTAAATATTCTCTGAATTTCATTTTAGTATAATTTTCCAAATGGACCAAATTGGCGGCCTTTTTTCTGAGCAAGAAAGCACATATCAGTTAATAGATTATCTCTTTCTTCTTTTTCCATTTCACAAATATTGTATAAAAAGTTTAACTGCATTAATTTAGAATTCGCTGTATGTGGTTCAAGTGTAAATACTTTTTGCATATTTGCAATAAACTCTTCTTCATTTTTCACACCAGTATCAACTTTTGCCGCAACAATTGAATTGTATACATTCTTGGCATATTGTAAAGAAGTTTTATCATTGAACTCTGCGCCAGTCATTGGATATTCTTTATGACTATTTTTAAATGGCAGTTTATAATCTTTCAGTAGTTTTGCTAACAAGTCAAGTGGTGTTTTACCTAATCTCGCTTTAGTACCTGCTGATGAAGTTGGTTCAAATTTTAAGTTATTATAACCAGATGTGCTATTTGCTTTAATTTGAAAATCATATTTTACGCCATCACCTTCCACAATAATTCTAGTATCTTGCGTTGCAAATTGTGTTCCATTTTTTAAATTTAAAGGGCACTTCATTGATGATATGTTGAAATTATAATTTTTCTTATCAGGAAAATCAGCCTCATTTATATTAACTTCTTCATACTTTGCTTCTTTACCAGAAATTAATTTTAGAGAAACACCAACAAGCCTTCTTTCTTTATACATTGTTCTCATAAGAGCATTTAACTCTAAAAGACTGGATGCTTTACCATCTTCAATTATCTTTTTAATATCCGCAATAACTTTTTGTTCATTCTGAACACACCAAATATCAGCGGGATCCCAAGAATCTTTTTTAGAAATTTTAAATTTTGTGCGAACAAGTTCTGTAATGTAATCCATAAATCCACCATCTCTTGTGAACTCTGTAAACTTAGATGATGCGAATTCTTTAAACATAGTTTTTTGTTGGGCATGAAATGCTTTCAACCATTCAGCATTTATTGCTGGATAAATTTTCACCAACTCACTATACTTTTTATCTTTTACAATATCGTCTGGAGTGTTGTATATTTGATTATCATTCAATACTCTACGAAAAACCCACGCAGAACCGAGTTCTTGCATCTTTGTTAATTCTGCAGCTGAATAAGATTTTGCCATTTAATACTCCATATGATTGATGAAGTATTTATACTAACAGGATTACCTGATAATGTCAAGTTCTTTTTCGCCTGTCCATACTTCTATCTCGGAGCGTAGCCTATTCTCAGACTTGAGTGTATCATATCTGGTCGTTGATTTCTTCTTCCACCAGTCTATGATCGTCTCCAGATGAAACTTATCATAGTTCTCCTTGTCTGGAATCAATTTGTCCGTTTTACCCATGACCACATCTGTAAAGTTACTGTAACCATAATTTGAGGCATAGTATCGTTTCTTTTCTGTCAATGACAAGGCATTCTCCACAGTCTGTGCAAACTTCTCACCTTCTGGTGAACCTTTCAATGCCACTTTAGTCATTGAAATGATTGCGTTTGAGACTTTCAGTTTACGTGATGATGCATCAGCAGGTACGAATTCACCAATCGCATTCTCAACATAGTTCTTTAAATCATCATAAGGTTTACCGTGCATCATTGGTAAGAAATTGCTGTCAGTCAAACCTTTGAATCTTAAATATGGTTTCATGCCATCATATTGTGATGATGACTTTGAACTGCCATAAAGACTTGTCGTTTCAAACAAACAGGTATTCATGTCATACTTTGCATCTAACTTTTCTTTGACCCAATGTGAACAACAGATTGCAGCAAGTAGTTTACCACCAAGGTAATTAAAACCAAAGGGTTGTGAAGGTACAATCACAAAACCCATAATCGATGTGTGATTAAATGACTTTGCAGATTCGGGTGTTTGAGAAAATACACCACCCAACATTTCATTTCTTGGTTTCATGTTAATAACAGGAGAACCCAAACGAATGAAACCAACCCACTTCTTTGTATTCTTTTCTTGTACTGCCAAACGAAAACATCTACCAGGAATACTAGTCATATTTGAATGTGAAGAAATCATGTTCAAATAAATGTCCCAATTATTTTGTGGTAGTTCTACAAGTTCAAACTCCATATCTTGTGGGTGTATATCAAAGTCTGAAAATAAATCTTCTTCTGGTCCCATACCAAACAAAGTAGGAGGTCTTTCAGATAAAGAATTTAGTTTTTGATCACGAATATAATCATCAATTCTCTGAAATTTATCAAAGTATTTTGAATAGATGTTAGCACAATATACTGCTTGATCTCTAGTTAGATTCATAATTTTTAAACGTAATGTAAGTAACCACCAACAATATACTTTGGTACATCTACTGGTTTGAATGCCACATGTGGGTGTGTCCACAATGGTGGAAACATTAGCAAGCGACCTGTTCTAGGTTGTACTTTAACTTTAACCGGTTGATTTCTGTTGAGTTGAAATGCTGTCTGTCCACCTTCTTCCACATCATTCAGATACCAAAAAAATACCAAAAATCTACGTGCTGAGGCATAGTCTTGTACATCTACATGAAACTTAAACTCATCTTGATCGTTTGGTAGATATCGTTTCATCCTTAATTGTTCAAATCCAAAGTTTTCTGGCCATGCCATCAAATCAACACCGACATCCTTCTTATACACATCCATATAGGTTTGCATCGTGCTTACTAGATAGTCTATTTCAGATTTCCAACTTACAATGTTCTCATTCAAATTTAATTCGGTGAATGAACGATGCCCTTCTAAAAAGGTTTCTCTGTGTTGTTTTGGATGATTCTCAAACTTCTTTATAACAGAATCACAAAATGTCTTAGGCAAAACATTATCATAATATTTCACGTAACTCATACTTTAAATCCTCCAAACTTATTTTTCATACCACTAAGTCTTTCACGATCACCAAACGAATTCAATGGTTTATCATCAACTTGACCAGCATCAATCAAATCTTCTTGTGCTGACTGTTCAACATCATACAGTTTCATCTTTGATCTGTCAATACCCACCATGAATCGTTTGAATGTATTCGGGTCATTATATCGGTTCTTTAATTGTTTGACCATAATTTGATTCAATTGTTGCAACTCTTCGGTACTTATCAAAGCGAACATAAAGTCAGCAGTTGCAGGTAGACCAAAGGATTCACTAGTATCCTCAAGACCTGGATCACTGGAGGTGAAGCCGGAACGTGTTGTCTGTGTGGCAGATACTATGGGTACCGAAAACTCAACCGCAAGACCCCTGAGTTCTTCCGCAATAGCCTTAATATAAGAATAACTATTGACATTCGCACCAGCCTTGATTCTAGCACTTGCACAAATGTTAAGATAATCAATAAAAATGATATCAGGTTTGAAACTCTTTTTTAGTTGCAATTCATTTAACAAAGAACGGAAGTGCAGTGCAGATGCTGCAGCAGTTGGATATTCTTTGATGATTAACTTGCCTTGTGTCTTTACTTTCAATGCAGAAAACTTACGGTCATAATCTTGTTTGCTGATAGAATTCAAGTCTGCAATATCGATGTTCAATAAATTGGCATCGATACGTTCAGCGATTCGTTCTTCAGCCATTTCCATCGTGATGTACAATACGTTTAGACCTTGAGACAAACAAGAACCTGCAACGTGACACATGAACAAAGATTTACCAACGCCTGTGCCGGCCAAAGCAATGTTCAACGTTTTCTGTGGCAAACCACCTTTGGTAATCTTGTTGAAGATGTCTAGGTCAAATGGAATCTTTGTTTCGTGTTTATGATAAAAGTCAAACCGATTATCCGCATCTTCAACATAATCGTGACCAACGGATGAATCAAATGATACACCAAGTGCATCACTCAATAACTTTGGTATAGAACCTTTACTATCATTTTCGGATTTGTTATCAAGAATTTGTACAGACTTCATGATAGCATTATAGATTGCTTTATCTTGACAGAACTTTTCAGTGTTATCAATTAACCATGCGTTATCCGATTTCTCTTCTTTCTCTGCATTAATTTCACGAAGCATTTCAACTGAATCACGAACTTGTTGTTCGGTCAGTTTTTTAGATTCTGTAAAATTAATTACCAAAGATTCATAGGTTGGAAGATTCTTGTAGTGATTAATATACTCATTGACTTCTTCAAAAAGTATTTTCTCGGTATTGTCGGTAAAGTATTCCGATTTTATGAAAGGTAAAATCTTACGAGCATAGTCCTCATTAAATATCAAATTCTTTAATATCGTCGTCTCTAGTCGTTTCATTGGTTTGTTTCATTAAGATTTCTGTTAAGATGTCACCTATCATTGTATGAAATTCCTGATCAATTGTCAAGTCATGAACGCTGAAAGTGGGTGTATGTTCAATGGTATAATCAAAGTAGAGTCTGGCAAACTCACCTTCTTCTATTACCTTTGCTTTACCATAGTGATACAGAACACCGGCATACTTTCCTTTTAGTATGCCGATGCCTGTTATCTGTTCATCATCAGATGGTATAAACTGATAATCAATATCTACTTCATACTTCTGAGACATCTTCTTTTTCCAAAACTGTATCTTGTCCAAGAATGCTACTATACGTGATCTCATATCTCTTCCTTACATATTCTTTAAATTTCTCATTAGCAAGAATATCATTCCAGAATTCAGCATTCTGTGTATCATCTAATCGTTTCTTGTCACCAATCTCACCTGTATCTTGGTTGACCTTTGCATACCAACCATTAGATGGTTTTTGTACAAAGTTACCTTCAAGTGCAATATCAAGTAGACCAGAATACTTATTGATGCCCCCATCAAATGAAACTGTTACAGGTATCTTAGACTTCTCACGAACAAAACGTGATTTCTCAACGTTGATGATGAAGTTATATCCTGTGATTTCGGTGCCGGTTTTTTCTTGCTGACGACCAAGAATCCAAATTGTATCTGCTGAGTAGTAAGAACCTGTGCCACCACCAACGATGTCTTTAGGATACAAACCAATCTCTTTGTATGTGTGATTTACCACAATCATTGGAATATCTTTGATAGTCAAGTGTGGTGTGACCATACGGAACAACGACTTCATTTGCTTTGCACGACTCATATCTGCAACAGTCTTACCTTCTGTTGCATCATCAACTTCTTTCTTTGATGCTAGATTACCAATTGAATCAAGAATAATAATAACTTTATTACCTTTTTCAATCTGTTGTAACTGCACCATGATATCATGTTTCAATTGTTCAACGTCAGTGATCGGTGTGTGTAGAACACGGTCAGTGTCAATATTAAATGTTTCAAAGTATTTCTGTGGTGTGCCAAACTCAGAATCATAAAATAGAACTACCGCATCCGGATACTTCTTCATATAAGCAGATGCCATCAACAAAGCAAATGCCGTCTTAAAGTGTTTTGATGGACCTGCAAACATAGTCAGACCTGGTGTCAGACCACCATCTAGATTGCCTGATAGTGCCACGTTTACAATAGGCACATCAGTTTGAATCATATCTTTCTCAGTAAAGAATTGAGACTTCGCAAGTATGGAAGTCTCTTTAATCGTTGAACTCTTTTTCAACTTATCAAGAACGCTCATTCATTTCTCCTGTTGTGTTCCGCAAACCAAACATATATTTACTTCATGTGGTGTTTTATCTTCACACGGCAAACACTTTTGCCATGAATCTGCGTATAGGTGTCCTTTTTCCACTGCTTTATAAACAG